GTTTTGTATCGGGACTCCTTCGGGGGTCCCTTTTTTTATATCATGACAACTAATTCGTACGCATCGTCCACCGAACTGGATGCTGTTAACCACGTTCTTATGAGCGTGGGTGAGTCTCCTGTCAATACACTAACCACCCAAAGTCCTGAAGTTGCTATTGCTCAGAACACTCTCCGACAAGTTTGTCGTGAAGTTCAGTCTGAGGGCTGGGTGTACAATACTGAATATGAGTTCCCGTTTGTGGTAGACACCAACGACGAGGTACTGATTCCGCCCACTGTCCTCCAGCTGGACGTGAACAAATTCAAGCATCGTGATGACTACGATGTAATTAGAAGGGATGGTAAGCTGTATGATCGTTATTCTCACTCCTATAAATTTACGGACCTCGATACTCTCTACTGTGATGTGGTTTGGTTCTTCGAGTTCGATGACATCCCTCAAGTCTTCCGTGACTACATCGCTTCACGCTCTGCTCGTATTGCTGTGACCCGCATGGTCAACGACGAAAAGGCAGCCAAGCTGTTGGCAACAGACGAAGCTCAGCTCCGTGCACTGGCTGTTGAGTATGATACCCAGCAGGCTGAGTACAATGTTTTCCAAGGCCCCGACTTCCGCAACCCTTACCCATCTTACAAACCCTTCCAAGCAGTTAGTCGATAACCATGGCAGCAGTTAATCAACGAATTCAAAACTTTCTAGGAGGTGTCTCACAGCAGCCAGACTTTATTAAGTTTCCTGGTCAGCTTAGGAAATGTGATAACGCATATCCTGATGTGACCTTTGGCTTGTCTAAGCGTGCTCCTGGTGAGTTCGTTGATGAGCTGGTGGGTGCCTCTGCTGGTGGTCAGTGGTTTGAGATCATCAGAGATTCTGACGAAAAATTTATTGGGCAAATTACAACCACTGGTATCAAAGTCTGGAACCTTGAGACAGGTGCTGCTCAGACTGTAAGTGGTACTATGACTTACCTGGCTGGTGCTACCCAGCCTTACGGTCTCCAGACCATTGGTGACTATACCCTCATCACTAACCCCCAGAAGACCGTAGGAACGACGGGAACCACTGCTACGTTCAATAACAACTACGCCTTTGTTTCGATCAATACAGTGGCGTATAACGCAGAGTACGTAGTTGCTATCAATGGCTCTAACCTGACAGCTGCTACCAAGTACCGAGCTGGTGCTTTGACTGTTGTTAAGCAAGGCACAACTTCTAGTTCTTGGAACGACAGTAATGCAAACATCCAGTATGCAGGTAAGCAAGAGGTATTCGATGCAAATAGCGGTATTAAGTTTACGGTTTTAGTTAATGGTACTAGCTACGTTGCCAGCTATGGTGGTAACTCTGAAGCGAACTACGACGCTCAGTACAACGCAGAGGTAGTTCTACAAGATCCAGGGTTCAACGCTACTAACGGTCAGACCTTTACTGTGAGTGTTGCTGGTATTAACTACACCGTCACAGTTAGTAGTGTTGAATCATACCAGACATATTCTGACTCTGGTGTAGGATTCCATCAAACACCTAAGAACCCTGACAAAGGTACACTGAGTATCAACACGATTCTTGGTGGACTAAAGAGTAGCATTGAATCCACTTACAGCGGTGTCACCTGCGAGATCATTGGTGATGGCTTGTTCATCACACGTAGCTCTAGTTTTACCATTGAGGTGAGAGGTGGTACACTTAATAACTCATTGGAAGTTATTCAAGAATCAGTACCTAACGTCAGCAAGCTACCACAACAGTGTAAGAATGGGTACATCGCCAAGGTGTCAAACACTGAAGATTCTGAAGCTGATGACTACTTCGTCAAGTTTGTAGCTGACAATGGTACTGTAGGTACAGGTTCATGGGAAGAAACTGTGGCTCCTGGCATTACAGCTGGACTTGATCCGGCTACCATGCCTCATGCTCTGGTCAATAACCGTGACGGTACATTCAGTTTCCGTACACTAAACCAAACTTCTGATCCTGACAATTACTGGATTGACAGACAAGCTGGTGACTTGACTAGCAACCCTGACCCTACCTTTGTAGGTAAGGGTATCAAAGACATCTTCTTCTACCGTAACCGCTTAGGATTCATTGCTGGTGAAAACGTCATCCTTAGTCAGCCTGCTGATTACTTTAACTTCTTTATCGTTTCTGCAATTACTACTAGCGACGCAGATCCCATCGACATCGCTGCTTCTGACATCAAGCCTGCCTTTCTAAACCACGTCCTGCCGATTCAAAAGGGTCTGGTACTGTTTAGTGAGTCAGCACAGTTTATGCTGTTTACTGATTCAGATCGGTTCAGTGCTAACACTGCACAGCTAAAGAAGCTGTCTTCCTATGAGTGCAGTCCTACAGTACGTCCCGTCGATATGGGCACCTCTGTGATGTTTAGCACAGGCAGTGCAGCACACACCCGTGTGTTTGAAATGGTTATCCAGGATGAGACCGTTCCTCCTAAGGTGATGGAGCAGACCCGTGTGATCCCTGAGTTGATTCCCAAGGACATTGATCATTCATCTAACTCCTCACAGGTTGGCCTAGTGTCCTATGCTAAAGCAGGGGACTCACAGATCTTCTTCTATAAATACTATGATACAGGCACAGAGCGGTCACAGTCTGCGTGGTACACTTGGACTTTAACTGGTAGCTTTGTTCACAGCACATACACTGCTGGTAACCAGTTTGTTGTTACCAATCAAAACGGTAACTACGTCTTGAACCGTCACGAGATGGTAACAGACACCATTACCAACAGGAGCTATCAGGTAGGAACTGGCTCTATTGGACGCAGGTTTGAGGCTACCCTGGACAACATGACTATGGCGTCAGCCTCCTACGATTCTGCGACAAAAATTTCTACAGTAACTTTACCATACACATATGATGGCAGCACCGCTATGGTGGCTGTATTCCTCAGCGGTACTGATGCTGGTGTTGTCAGAGTTCCTGATAACGTTAGCGGTACTACTGCTACTTTTAACAACATTGATCTGACTACAGGCAATGTTGCTATTGGATACAAGTATATCACAGAGATTGAATTTCCTCACTTTTATTTTGCTATTGACAAAGGCAAGTACGATATTGATGGTGAGCTACGTATTAACCGCATCAACTTTGAGCTAGGCATCTCTGGTCCTATGGAGTTCCACCTTGTGTCTCCACAGATTACTGATTACATCCAGTATGAGTCTGGTATGGAGGTTGATCTGGGTTCATTCAACGATACACCCACTGCTCCTTACAAGTCTGTCAAAGTTCCTATCTACAGGAAGAACGAAAAATACACCCTTACTGTTAAAATCCCTGACCCCTTTACCGCAACTCTAGTCTCAGCAAGCTGGGACGGACGCTATGACACAAAACGACATGTACGTCGGTAAGTACATTCAACCATGCACCCCTCAGCTAGCTCTAGAAGTTGGCGAGAATCTGCGTTGGGAAGACATCAGAGAAGTAGAAGAGACCACAGGGCTGACTGCTCCGGCAGCAGTCCTGGAGTCTTATTATCGTTCTGCTTTCTCTGTCTATTTCACTGTGCCCAACGGCAAGGCTGCCGGTGTGGCAGGCATAACACCAGACAATAAGATCTGGATGTTATGTACTAAAGCCAGTGAAGAATATCCGCATACATTTGTAAGAGAAGCTAGAAGGTGGCTTGATAGTCTCCATAACCCATACCTGTATAATCATGCAGACATGAGGAATGAGAGCCATATCAAGCTGCTAAAGCTTCTTAAGTTTACATTTATCAATTATCACGTTCACAACGGTGTCCCCCTAATTCAATTTATTAAACTATGTGTGAACCAATAACAGCTGTATCTATTGCTATAGGTGCTGCCTCTGCAATAGGCAGCGGTATGCAAGCTATCGGGGCGCATCAACAGCAGCAAGCTGCGGTTGCTCGCTCTAATGCTATTGCACAGCAACAGTATCAGCGAGAGTTGCAGATTGCAGCACAACGAGACCGAGCTAAGCTGCAGACGTATCAAGCAGAACTGAAGGCAGACACTGCTGCTAAGAATGCTTACTACGCTCAGCTGACTGCTAACCAGGCTGAAGCTACGAGAGCACTGGCATCAGCTAACAACAAACTAGAAGAAAAAAGAACAACCTCGGCATTTGGTGTACAACGCCAGATGGCTGCAGCTATCCAAGCACAAGGTCAGGTATTGTCTACGGGCAAAGCTGGTCAATCTACGCTGCTTGCAGCATTGGATGCAGAACGTACCCTAGGTTTTGAGATGGCTGAGATTGAACAGACCTTGTACGATGCTCGTCGTGCCTCTGGTATTGAGAAAGAAGGTATTCTTCTGGATCAGTACTCCGCCAACACTGCAGCTTGGAATGGGCTTCCTGCTGCTCCCCTTGCCCCTGAGGCTTCATTCTTGCCTGTCAAGCCTATCAAGGCTTCTGGACCTTCTGGTCTAGCACTTGCAGGTAGTCTTATTGGTGCAGCAGCTGATGGTGCTAGCGGCGGCATCAGTACTTACAAAACACTTAAAGCTTAATTATGTCATATCAAGGTAGCGCACAGTCAGTGGGCTTCCGTAACCGTACCGTGGCTGACCCCTCAAAGCGTATGCGCCAAGAGGCTGCTCAAATCGAGCAACGCGGTAAGGAGCGGACCTACCAGATGGAGAAGCAAGCTTCTCAAGAGATTAGTGAGATGAAGCGTGTTAGCAACATTCAAGCTAGCAACGCTGATTACGAGCTAAGAGCACTATCCAAATTTAGCAATTCAATCACTCGCTTACTAGAAGACGACATTGTTGACTTAGAAAAGCGTCGGATTGAAGAAGAGATTGAAGAAGGAAAAAGGATCTATGCAGAGCAAGGTCCTGCTTTCCAGCAACAAAGAGATGAGGTTCAAGACGCAGCTAACCGCAGCTACGACTTGGATATCAAGACCACACAGATGGCTGACAAAGCTCCTAATGAAGAGGGAGCAGACCGTGTTCGTAAACTTTCTCGGTGGAAAGAGCACGGCTATCAGCTGGCTGCTATGAAAGAAGCTGGTCAGAACTTCGGTGTCTACCTGGACAACGAGCTGGCTACTAATGAAACTCTAATCCAAGACCCCGCTGGTGGTCCTGATTTTAGGATCAAGGACTACCAAGGTAAGCAGCAGTATGAAGCTGCTGTCAACTACCTACAGAACAACTACATCAAGGATCATAACCCTGCTGGGTTGAGTGCCAAGGTTGTCAACACTGTCCTGATTCCTAACGTTGACACGGCTACTCAGATTCACCGTAAGGACTACTACCAACAGCAGAAGATTGAGTCTGCTACCCTAGACCTTGAGACTGCTAACGTCAGTCTTACTGAGTCTTTGAATGGTACTGATGGATTCCCTGCCCCTGACGTTGCTATCAATGGGTTTTTAGTGCAGGCACAGGATGCATACAAACGCCAAGGCGTTTCTAATCCTAGGCAAGCTGCTAAGGATGCTCTGATTAACAGCATCAATGGTAGAGCTATTGCTAACCCTGAAGGGGTTGAGGAGCTGATTTCGATGGTTGAGGGTGTTACTATTAAAGGTCACCCTGCTGGTGAAAAGAACCTGTTCCAGCTGTACAATGCTCAAATTAACCCTAACAAGCTGCGAGCTGCTGCTATCAAGCAAGAAGCTGACGACTTTCAACTCCGTAAACAAGACAGCCTGATTGACGCTACGCAAGCTGTTGAGGCTTACAGAAGTGCTGTCAACGATGGTTTGTCTGGTACTGAGCAGCAAATGGCTCTGCAAGAGCTTGAAGAAAAGTACGGTGTAATGCATCCTGAGCTGGTTAATAAAGCTCGCACTTACGTAGACTTGCGTATGGGTGAAGAAGAGTCTCGTGCCTATGCCAACGCTCTTGTACAGTCACAGGGTGGAGAGATTAGCCGTGAACAGCTGCTGAGCCTTGACGTTAATGTTGCACAGGAGTTTGAAGAGTACGTTGTTGATACTCTGTTTAGCGATGGACAGAAAGATGTCATTAAAGAGCAGTTCAAGAAGATTGATGGCGAGATTCGGAAATCAGTAGGTGATTTTGATACCAACAAAGCACTTCGATATGATGCTATTGCTGCTCGTAGTGCTGCTGAAAGAAGTCTTGTAGCTGAAGCCCAAGCTTTGTATCAAGCATCTCAAGGTACTGAGCGTCCTCTTACTAAAGCAGACGCTTTTAGATTAGCTGGTGATAGGATTTCTAAGTATATTAGAGAAGGTAAGGATGATAGAGATAGTGAGTATTATTACACTTCTAATCAAGGCTTCTTAAAATTTCAAGAAGACAATAATCCTGGAATTACTAAAAAATACGCTGAAACTGTAGGTATCATAGATAACTATAAGGAACAAGCTAACAAAAACAGCCGAGCTGCTATCAACTCTAACCTTAACATTCCCCCTGACCGACTTGAACTGACTTCCAATGGTAAACCTGATTCTTTGTTTTTTGCCCTGTCTCGCCTAGATGGCGAGTCTACTGCGTTTGAGATTCTTAATGCTCAACGTGCTAAGCAGCAGCCTCCTTTAGAAGCTGTTCAGCTGCCTCCAGAAGCAGATATTGTTGACCGTACTCTCAAGCAGTTCCCTCAACTTAAATCTCTGTTCCTGTCACATCAAAGCTACAACCGCATCAACCGTGGTATGGAGCAGATCAGTGCCAGTGTTCCTAACCTGATGAAAGCCATTGGCTATCAAGAGTCTTCTGGTAACTACAAAGCTGATAACCCCGCTGCTTATGGTAAAGAAAACCCTGCTTTGGGTAAATACCAGATCCTCTGGACTAATGTCAAAGCGTGGGCGAGACAGTATGGTATGCCACATCCTGGCACCAAAGAAGATTTTAAAAATAATCCACAGTATCAAGAGACCATGGCTAAGAAAGCCTTTGAGGGTTACCTTCAACAGGCTGCTAAAAAGACCGACGATCGTGATGTTATGATCCGTATGGCTGCAGCTGCTTGGTATGGTGGTCCTGGTGCTATGGATAACTACGATGACCCCAATTACAGTGGTGGTCCTGGCTACCCTAATATGCAACAGTACACAATGGAAGTTCTTCAGAAATACAAAGGAGGTATGTTCTGATGGAACAAGAGCATAACATTCCTGAGTTTGGTCTGACCGAAGCAGACAAACAAAACATCGGCAGCCTAATCCGTGACGCCGCAAGAATGCCTGATCCTCCAGAAGAGGAGGAAGAAGCAGCTCAACCTGCTGAGCCCAAAGAACCTGATCCTACATTCCTGTCTGAGACTGGCGCTGCCCTTGCGGGTGGTGCAGTCGATGCTGTAGAAAGTGTAGGTGGGTTTGCTGAGTTGGTTGGTGACACCTTTAAGACTGGCGTTGGTCAGCTCTTTGGTGAGCCTGTTGACGAGAGTCAGAACCCGTTCAGCCCTGAGTATGAGTCTGGTGATGCAGGCTGGCTTGATGTCCCTGATGACTGGGTTCCTGAGAACAAGACTGGGCTGGGTAAACTTGCCCGTGGTCTGGTTGAGTTCGGAGCACTGACTGTTGCTACTGGTGGTATCGGTGGTGCTGTTGGTGGAGGTTTGCGTGTAGGTGCCCGCCTTGGTGGCATGGCTCGTGCCGCTAACCTCGGCCTAAACACCCGTCGTCGTCTTAATTTTGTAGGCAAAGCCGCTAAGATTGGTGCAGAAGGTGGTGTTGCTGACCTTGTGTCTAGCAGCTCTGAGTCTGAGAACATGGCTAACCTGCTTAATGAGCACACCCCATGGCTTGCTCCTTGGGTTACTGAAGCCCTTGCAAATGATCCTGAGGATAACCCTTGGCTTGCTCGTATTAAGACTGTCACCGCTGGTGCTGGTCTAAACTGGGTTGGCTGGGGTATCAGTGCTTTTGCTAAAGGATCCTGGGCAGCAGCCAGAGCCCGTAAAGCAGGTAAGAGTGTAGATGAAGCTAATGAGATTGGAAACAAAGTCCATGATCAAGAGCTGCAAAAGCAGCAGGATGCTCATACTGCAGCGTCTGATGAGCTTGCTAAAAAACACGAGGCAGAGGGTCGAGGACAGTCTGACAAGACTGACCCTGACAACCCGCCTGAAGCCTTTGTTAACCCTGCTAAGTTTGACAACACTGAGCGTGCTACTGTAGACAACACAGTAAGTGCTACTCAGGTTGCGCGTGAGTCTATTGCTGACGCTAAGCTTGGTGGTGAGGGTAAATCCCACAGCCAGATGCTCACCGATTCTATGGTTGAGCAGATTGCACGTGGCGATAAAACCATCAAAGAGATGGTCCTAAAGACCGCCAAAGAGCTAGCAGAGAAAGCTTTCCAAAAAGGCGGTGACCTAGAAGGTATTGCTGAGATGGACTATGACGATCTTGTCATGCTGTTCGTCAAGCAAACCAGCGAGATGACCTCCATGATTGATGAGGGCGGTGATATTGCAGCACGTTTTAAGGAGTACTTTGTCGATAAGACTAAGGACGCCCGCGTTTATATCACTGATGGTCAAAAGATTGTCACAGCTTCTCCTACCCAAAAAGCTGCCCTGACCATGACTATCCGTAGTCTGGCTCTCCGAGCACAGGCTATCGCTAACGGTACCCTCTTCATTGCTGACGAGCTGCCTATCCAACGTCAGGTCGAAATGACCCTTGACGCCATGAAGGTGGCTATGACTGAGCACAAGAAGATGGGCTTTATGTGGGGTCTAGATGGTAAGCTTCAGCAGCTGGGTATGGTTCCTAAATCAGTTAAAGAATCCACTCAGAAGCAGATTGAGAAGCTAACCAGAGAGCAGGATGAGTACTTCAATGCTCTCCACGAGATGAACAAGCAGGGTAACTACCAGCAGATGCGTGACCTGATGGAGCTGCACAAGCTCTCTGATGGTAACATCCGCACCATGGAGCACATCCATGACTACCTGCGAGCTAATCTCATGGGTGGTAAGATCAACGGTAAACCAATCAAAGGTCGTCTGCGTACAGAACTGCAGAGTGTGTTCTATAACTCTGTCTTGAGTGGTCCACGGACTATTGTCAAGGCTGTGTTTGGTACTAACCTGATTGGTATCATGCGTCCTTTCCAGGCTCTGGTAGGTGCTAAGGTCATGCGTAACCATAAAGAAGCTGCCATTGCTGCTGCTCAGATCGATTCCCTCGGACAAGCGTTTGCTGAAGGCTTCCGTATGTTCAAGTACAACTACGATCTGGGTGCTAACCGCAAGACCATGAGCTATGAGGGCAAGTTTGACCTTGAGGCTGATCTTGCTGAGTGGGAGCACATGGGTGAGTTCTACCAGCGTTATGGTACAGATGGTCAGAAGCGTGCGTATGATGCGTTGAACGTGGTTGTACAAGCCAACACCGCTCCTTGGATGAAGTACAGTCAAAACGCTATGGGTGCTGGTGACTCTCTTGCTCGTACGATTATTGGTCGTTACGAGATGCGGATGCGTGCAGCACGTCAAGCTATTGAAGAAGGTGTTGACCTGAAGGACGTGACCAAGGCAGCCAGGAAGATGGAAGAGAAGTTCAGAACAGGACCTGATGGTGTCTTTAAAAAAGACGCTAACGGTCGTTTTGTGGTAAGCGACAAAGCAGCACGTCTTGCTGGTAATGAAGCTGCCATGACTACTGCTCTTGAAGAAAACTTCAAAGCCTTTGAGTTGCTATCAAATATACCCTTTATGAAGGCGTTCTTCCCGTTTGTTCGTACGGGTTTTAACGCTCTTGAGTTGACCTTTGCTCACACGGATCTTGTTAGATTCCGTGATAAGTACATAGACATCATGTCTGGTCAGAACCTAGACAAGTATGGTATCCGTCAAAAAGATCTTGCTCAAGCTCAAGCCTTAATGAAAGGTAGAATCTACATGGGCCGTAGTATTATTGGTATGGGTACCATCGCCGCTTTGGCAGGTAACATGACTGGTAACTACCCCTACAACCAAGAAGATCGTGAAGCTTGGCAGAAGGCTGGTAAGAAACCTTTCTCTTTTAAGTTTGGTAATACCTACGTTTCTTATGCTGACATCGAACCTTTCAACACTATCCTTGCTGCTACAGCAGACGTAGTCCAAAATGCAGCTGTTCTTGGAGAAGCCTACACTGAAAAGTGGCTGCAGAAACTTACTTTTATGGTTTCTTCAGTTCTTGTTGACAAGTCAATGCTTTCTGGTGTAGAAGACTTAGCACGTTTGATGAATGCAGAAACTTCTGGTGAACTGCTGACTCAAACTGGTGGTCGTTATATACGTTCTCACCTCCCTTATGCTGGTTTGCTGGGGCAGGTTGGTGATCTTATCGACGCTAACCGCCGTGAAGCTGACAAACTGACTGAGCACTTGATCCGCCGTGATGCACTGTTGAAGGCTACTCTACCTCCCCAATACGACTACCTGTCTAAAGATCGCACAGGTAAGCCCCTTAGCTACGCAGCTGACAACCCGTTGGTGCGTTTGATCAACATGGTTCTGCCTATTTCCATCTACAATGCAGAAGGCGATCCCATTAAGGAAACCTTAGTAGAAATGAGGTACAACATTCCTCAGGTTATGTCTACTTTTGAAGGTGAACCTTTGAATGCTTTTGAGCGTTCTGAGCTGCAGAAGTACATGGCTAAAGGTGATCTGCGTAAAGATCTTGAAAAACTTATTTTGAGAGATCCTAAGTTCCGCAGAGATCTTAATGAATACAAAAAAGGATCTGGACCATTCCAGCCTTTTAGCTCTGAAGAAGGTGAACGTTTGTACGAACAACAGTTCTATCTGAGTGTACAGGCGATCTTTAACGATGCTAAAAATAAAGCAATGGTTGAAGTCCTTAGAAACAATCCAGACCTTCAACAACGAATTGACGTACGAAGAGCCAAGAAAGCAGCATCTAGATCTGGCAACGTTGACCGTCTTGCCGAGCTTAAAAAACACGGCATCTAATCCACCCAACCAGCTCTTAATTACCATATGTAATGGCAGTTACTAAAATCACATACACGGCGAACGGGTCACAAACTCAGTTCACCATTCCATTTGAATATATTGCAGAGGCTGATGTTGATGTTTACATCGATACAGTCCTCCAACTTCAACAAAATACTACCTCTACTGCCGCTGCAGACCATCCTCAGGTTGTTTCTGGTGAGATTACTCAGGGCACTGCTCTGATTAACTACACCTTTGCTAACGCTACTACTATTCAGTTCAACAGCGCCCCAGCCAATGGGGCGTTTATTTTTATTGAGCGTACCACTGACGACACGTCTATTGTCACCTTCACTCCTGGCTCTACGATCCGTGCCCAGGAACTGAACAATGCACTGGAGCAAGTTCGTTTTATTGCCCAGGAAGGCACAAACACAGCTCAGGATGGTGTTATCGCCTCAAAAGATAATTCTGCATCGATTGATGGGCAAGGCAAACGCCTGGAGAACCTGGCTAATGCAAACTCAGACGATGATGCGGTAAACCGTGCCCAGCTGGGTAAGGTGATTACTGATGACCTGCTGGAAGGTGAGGCTATTGACCTTACTGATGCTACTGGTGGTAGCAATTCTAACAAGCAAGTTACCATCTCTGTTGAAGATAGCTCCAAAACTAACAAAGGTGCTGTCTCTATTAACGAAGGTCATGCTATTGGTGTGACTTACACGTCTGGTGATGCTGTTATTGCTGCTGACAAGAGCACTGCATCCCAGCAAGGTGTTGTTAAAATTACTACACCTTCGGTTACTAATGGCAATCCTATCACCCTTACACGCCCAGCTGATGGTGAAGTAGAGCTTACCATTGCTGATGGCTCGATTGATGTCCAGAAAATCAAGGGACTAGACAAGGCTGACACCTCCGAGTATGCTTCTACCTGGGACAACGACGACGATCAGGTGGCTACTGTTGGTGCCATTGCTAAGCGTCTTGATGCGATTGTCAGCACAAGCCAGCCAACTACAGCACAGGTAGGTAAGTTCTGGTATAACCCTACGGAAGGGGTTAACGCTTTGTACCTTTGGAACGGTACAGCTTGGAAGGTCCTAACTTCAGGTACCCCTTACATCCCTGCTGGAACTACTATTGTTCGTTATGTTGACGCTGTTAATGGTGATGACGACGTAAACAACACTGGTTTCCTTCCTCAGTCACCTCTTAGGACTATTAAGCGTGCGTTGACTTTGATCAATGCATCAGCAACTGGTGATGGTACATTGGTTGTTGTTGAGCCTGGTGTCTATCAGGAAGCCCTGCCTCTCCGTATTGAGAAGAACAACATCTCAATTGTTGGTAAGGGACTTCGTAGTTGCTTTATTCACCCCACGGTTGCAACTGAAAACAACAACATGTGGGAAGTTGATAGTGGTTCCTACATCGCTAACTTCACGATGCTGGGACTTAAGGTTCCAACAGCTGATCAGGGTTCAAGGAATAATACCCTTGACAACGACGCTACTTACGGTCTTCCTTCTAACCAACCGTTTGCTGTTTCGTTCCGTTCAGGAAACCCTGTTATCCTGAAGAGCCCGTACATCCAAAACTGTACACACTTCAGTGATGCACATTTTGACAACGCTAACTTTGATCCTAACACCTTCCCATCTACTGATGCACAAACCTATAGTGCAGTAGCAGGTGACGAAAGCTCTGCACCTTGTGGTGGTGGTTTGTTGGTCGATGGTTCTGCTGTCAGCTCTAGCAGCCCAATCCGCAGCATGGTTGTGGATGCATTTACCCAGATTACTCTTGATGGTCCGGGTATCCTTGTTACCAACAACGGTTATGCACAGCTTGTGTCGTTCTTCGGTACGTTTACTCACTACCACGCTAAAGCTAAGAATGGTGGTCAGATTAACCTGTCTAACTGTGTTAGCGACTTTGGTCGTTATGGTCTGATTGCTGATGGTAAGAGTCCTTCTGCTATCGCTACTGCTACGGCAAACGCAGCTAGCTCTGGTGCTACTACCATTACTATTGGTGCTATCACAACTGCTGGTTCTTTCCACGGTACGGTAAGTCGTCCGTTGAACCACATGATGGTGACCATTGATGGCGTTGACTATGGTGTTGTAAGTAGTACTGCTAATGGTGCTGGTTGGGATATTGTCTTGACCTCTGGTCTGACTTCTAACATTACTAACACAACTGTTAGCTTTGCTCTGCGGTCTTACATCAGCACTGGTGGACACACCTTTGAGTTTGTTGGTGTTGGTACTGACTACAGCGATCATCCTGACAAGGGTGGTGTACCTGTTGAAGCTAACCAAGTCATTGAACTCAATGGCGGTAAGGTCTGGCAATCAAGCACTGACCACGTTGGTAAGTTTAAAGCAGGCAGTGTCCTGGTTGTTGATCAGGTATCTGAAACTGTAGACCTTAAAGACACAACTGTGACTGGTAATCTTGCAGTTACTGGTACTGTTGATGGTCGTGATGTTGCAGCTGATGGTACAAAACTAGATGGCATTGAAGCAGGAGCTACTGCAGATCAAACCGCTGCAGAGATTCGTACTCTTGTTGAGTCTGCGACTGACTCTAATGTCTTTACTGATGCTGACCACACCAAGCTGAACGGTATCGCTGCAGGTGCTGAAGTAAACGTCAACGCTGATTGGAACGCAACTAGCGGTGATGCTCAAATCCTCAATAAGCCTAGTATTCCTGCTGCTTATGGCGATAGCGACGTAGATACTCACCTTAACCGATCCACTGCAGCTAGCGGTGAAGTCCTTAGCTGGACTGGTACTGACTATGATTGGGTTGCTCAATCTGCTGGTGGTGGTGGTGCATCTGAAATTGATGATTTGTCTGATGGTGCAACCAGTAGCAGTAATCTTTTACTTGGTACAGGTGTTTCTACATCTAGCAGTGAAAACACTGTTGTTGGTCAAAATGCTGGTGCCAATATCAACGCTAGGAAAAACACTTACGTTGGATATGAAGCCGGTAAGTGGATGACCAATGAGCAAAACACTGCTGTTGGCAATCAGGCTTTAGGTGGTGCAACAGGCTCAACGCAAAGCCCATTTAGCTGCACTGCAGTTGGTGATAGAGCTTTGAGAGTAATTGAAAGTTCTGGTCATTTCAACACTGCAGTTGGAGCAGATGCTGGTTACTCATTAACCTCAGGCAGAGATAATACTTTGATTGGTAATAGCGCTGGTGCTGCTATAACAACAGGAGGCCGAAATGTCTGTGTTGGCATGGATTCTGGCGACGACATCACTACAGGTGACTATAACGTTTTTATTGGTAATGGCGCTGGTGAAAAAAATACAACTGCTAGTGGCAACACTGCTGTTGGACATAATTCGCTGTCCAAAACCACAACAGGCCAAAGTAATACCGCGTTAGGTTATCTATCTGGCGTTGAAACAACAACAGGTAATTTTGGTACTTTTATTGGTAGCTACGCTGGTTATTACCGTACAACCGCTACAGGATCTACTTATGTGGGATATAGCGCAGGTTATCAGCAGACTACCGGTAACTACAACACAGCACTTGGACGCAATGCTTTATACGGTGGTTCAGGGGCTGACGGAACGTTTAACACAGCGGTCGGTGCTGAAGCCTTAGAAGCAATTACATCAGGAAGCTACAACGTTGCGGTGGGTGGTGTCGCGGGCGAAGATATAACATCGGGCCAATATAACGTACATGTTGGTTATTCAGCAGGAAACAACGTTACAGCAGCTAGTTACACAACCATTGTTGGATATGAAGCTGGAAAGTCAACAACAACATCTGGTTCATTTACTGCGGTTGGATTTAGAGCATTAAAATCAACAACTACATGGAGCAACGTTGCTGTGGGTCTACAAGCTCTTGAAGATTGCACAACGGGTGGTTCCAACACTGCTGTTGGTTATCGAGTTGGAGAAGATATCACCACAGGCAGTTGGAACACTCTGGTAGGCATGTATGCCGGTACGGAAGTCACCACAGGCGGTAGCAACACGGCGCTCGGTAGTAACAGTTTGTATAAAGCTACTACGGCATCATATTCTACAGCTATCGGCACCTGGGCGCTCTATAACTGCACCGGTGGTTCCAACACTGCGCTTGGATCTTATGCCGCAGAAGATCTAACTACCGGATCAAACTGCATAGTTATTGGTTATGACGCTCAAGCTAGTTCTGTTTCTGCGACTAACGAAATTACGTTAGGCAACTCTAATGTAACTAAACTGCGTCTTCCTGGAATGCAGTCTTCGTCTGCTGATGGGTATGTCCTTAAATATAACCACTCAAACGGTTATATCTCGCTTGCTGCTTCGGCTGGCATTTCAAACAACAGCAGCCAAACCAACAGCCTTGGTGTCGGTTCTGGTGCGCTAAGTAGTGAAACAGGAAACAACAACACTGCATTTGGAGAAAATGCGCTAGATGCTTCTGTCAGCGGTATTCAAAACACGGCAGTTGGATCAAGTGCTCTTACTAGCTGTACGTCTGGAGAATATAACGTTGCAGTAGGTATGCAGGCCGGCTATTCAATCACAGATTCTAATAGAAACACATATATTGGAGCCTACTCTGGTTATTCAACTGTAAATACAGCTGGCGGTTACAATACTGCTGTAGGTTATGGTACTTTGTATAACTCTACTGCCGGCTACAACGTTGCCGTCGGGTATAACGCTGGCACTGCGTTAACTACAGGAGATAGTAATACTCTTATGGGAACAGGTGTTGCAACTGCTTTAACAACAGGTAGTAGCAACGTAGCAGTCGGTTATGGCGCCGCGAAGCTCCAGACAACAGCAAATGGCAATACTTGCGTTGGTTTTGAAGCTGGTAATGCAAACGTTACAGGTTCTAGTAATACATATGTTGGTAGGTATGCTGGCAAGAGCTGCACAGCAAGCGAAAATACTCTTATTGGCAACTACGCTGGATATTCTCTTACTACAGGAGCTGGCTCTGTAGTTGTTGGTAGAAATGCCTTGCTATATGCTACTACCGGTGGTAATAACGTTGCTGTTGGCGTAGACGCCATGGAGCAAAATACAACAGGTGCTGGCAACGTAACAGTTGGTAATTATGCTCTGCAAGACAACACTACTGGTGGCAATAACACTGCTATTGGTTATTTTGCTGGTAACGAGAACACTACAAGCGATGCTAGTACCTATGTTGGTAGCTTTGCTGGCTGGCGAATCGCTGGAGCCCAAAATACAGCTATTGGATACAACGCACTTAAAGGTGATACTTCCGCCGCTTCTGCGTATTACAACGTTGCAATCGGTGTTGACGCAGCCAAAAACATCACTACAGGATATGACAACGTATTTATCGGTTGGCGAGCAGCTCAAGATGTCACTACAGGTAACAATCTAATTGTTATTGGCAAGAGCGCAACTCCGAGTTCTAACACTGGCTCAGATGAAGTCACTCTTGGTAACAGCAGCATTTCAACGCTGCGTTGTGCCACACAAACTATTAGCAGCCTGTCTGATGGTCGTGACAAGACTGAAGTAGAAGACCTGCCTTTGGGTCTTGACTTTATTAACTCGCTTCGTCCCGTTAAATTTAAGTGGGATACTCGTGAAGGAAACATTAGAGACGGTACTTACGATGCTGGTTTTATTGCACAAGATCTGCAATCTGCCCAGTCTACTTCTGATGCTGAATACCTGAAGATGGTTATGGATTCTAATCCTGACCGACTTGAAGCTGCCTACGGGCAACTCATCCCTGTCCTTGTACAGGCAATCAAAGATCTTAAATCTGAAATCGAAACTCTTAAATCAAATGTCTGAAACTCTTACTGCTGCTGAAATTGCTCAGCACTATAAAGCTGCTGGCGATAGCGTCACTCTGATTAACGAACTGGTTGCTTTGTCTGAGCGTGATGATGAGCAGGTTGACACTGTTCGTCGTAACGTTGAGCACCTTGAACTTATGGTTGCTAAAGACTACTGGACTACAGAAGATCTTGCACCTTTTAACGCTGCTATTACTGCTGGTAACGCTGTCCTTCCTTCCTGATAATCATGATCACCCTTATCCGTCCCATTCTTTTTTCTTTTCTGAATAGCGACAAGGTTAAGCGATTGATTGTTGACCTGCTGCGTAAAGCGGCAGAGCAATCTGATAATACTGTTGATGATGCTGCTGTCGATTTTATCGAACGCGGTTTCTTTGGTGATAAATAATGGACTTGGGTGAGCCTCCGGTACTGCCGTCTCTAAGGCTCCCTAAGGCCCCCTTTTTACCTCGTCCAGTACTAGAGGTCCCACGAGCGGATTTGCCCTCATACAAACCGCTTGTGGTGCCTCCTAGCGACCTTAGACCACCTCCGGGAGTTAAGGGTGACGCAAAAGACGAAGCACCAAAACCAAAAACACCTATTAAACCACCTGACATTAACTATGTTCAGGTACCGTTAATTGATCAAGAAGTACCTGTACCGTCTGCTGAAATTTTAGCTACTGCAGGTACAACAGCTGTTGTGTCTGTAGCGGCAACTTTAACTGCTACCTCTATGTTCAAATACCTTGTAACAGTTTTTAAACCTGTATTAAAACAAACATGGAGCAAACTGACCAAGAGAAAAAACCCATCTTAAAAAAATTAAAAGAACATCACGAAGAGATTGAGTTTTTAGCAACTTTTGTTCGGCTTGGTGTTGTTGTTTGGAGTGGTTTTATTATTACTCTTAATTACGTAGACCTTCCAATGATTAAAAAAGGTCAAAGCAGTGGTGACATTACGTTTGTTGCTAGTGTTTTTACAGGCGCACTTGCTACATTTGGACTAAACACATCTAACAATAGAAGTAGCAAACCAAACGACCCCAAAAAAGAACCATGAAAAAACTTTTACTCCTTCTTTTTTTAGCTAGTCCCGCTGCAGCTCAGCAAGTTACGCCCAACTTTACACAGGGCAGCATGCAATCCACCACTACTACCACTGTCGATATTGATCGTACTATTGAGACCAATGTCTATGGTGGTGATTACTCATCATGGTCTGGTACAAACGTTACACCCAGTGGAGACATCGCAGATCCGACAACAACGTACTCAGTAACCAATGCAGGGGAACAGTTTCAACTGGAGCTGGTGACCCGTTCAGCAGGTCTGATCGAAGACAGTCTGATCACCGAAACCATCCAACAGGTCTCTACTACTACTTCCTTGTCGGTCTTCTCTCAATAAGTCCTGCATTTGCAGCTGAAGACCCAAAGGTTCAAAACACATCCAACCCCGTAGCGGCTGCGACTGGTAATGTTACCAACCAAGCCGTACAATTCCAAAACAATGGGGCTCCAAGCCGTCAATACTTTGGCAGTAATGTTAGCTGTAATGGTGCTACCATGCAGCTTAGCCCTTTTTACATGGGCAATGATACTATTCCACATGAAAATGATGGATATGTTCGTAGCAATAACTTTGGTATGCAGATTAACTTTAGTGTACCACTTGACGGCAACATGATTGAGCTATGTAAAAGCATAGCCCGCAAACAAGAACAGAAACTTCGCCTAGATTATGAGCTTGTTCGTGCACTAAAATGCACAGAAATCATGAAAGCTGGGTTCATGTTTAGACCAGGAAGCCGTGTTGAGGTGCTTTGCCACGACATTGTCCCCATTGTGTCAATCAACTCTAAAAATGAGCAACAAAAGAGCAAGTGAAGACTCATTTAACGAGCTTCACAACCTTATCACAAAGGAGTTCTTAGCGCGAATTAAGTCTGGTGAAGCAACCACACAAGATCTAAAAGCAGCTTGTGATTGGTTGTCTAAAAATGACATAACCGGTGTGGCCGTTGAGGGTTCTGCTCTCAGCGGCCTTGCTGATATTATGCCAACCATCAATTTTGATGAAGTACAAAAGGCAGTAAGACGCTAATGGCTCCTAAAAAGAAACCCTACAACCAGTTACGCAAAAGTGCGCAGAATTACCGCGACAATGAAGCCGCTCGAGCCCATAAAAACGCAACGAATCGGCAAATTAACAAACGCGAAGACCGCAAAGCATACCGCGCCGAGCACAACAAAGCCCGCCGCCAAGCCGGAGTCTACGGCAAAGG